TTTGAAGTATTACACATTGACCGAAGCAATGCTTCCAATGACCTTCAAACTGATGAACAAATCGGTTGCATCTCGTGAGAGTGACAATGCAAGGGCGGTATCAGTTGAGGAAATGACAATGATTGAAGGTCGTTATCGTGATAAAGCGGAATACTATGCCAACAGATTGAGGGATTATCTTCGCACATACACCAATGATTATCCTTTGTTCTTAAATCCCGGCAGTACATTTGATACAATCCGTCCAAAGAACACCGCTTTTGTAGGTGGTATTTATCTTCCAACATCTCAAGATTGCTTTTGGAACTATGACTTCCCCAACGAGGACAAATAAATGGCAAAAGAACAACGAAGCCAAACTGCTGAAATTTCTCAAAAATGACATTAAACCAAATAATAGCAAAGATTCAAACGGCAGCCGAAAGCCATAAGATGGTTCACAAGTTTGGCGTTGGTCAGCAGTCAAATATGACGGTTGAGAATGTTGAGTATTATCCTTTGGTTTGGTTGTATCCTGATGGGTTCAATTTGCAGTCCGGTGGGAATCTTCAAACCTACAACTTTGCATTGCTTGTGATGGATCGTGTATTTGAAAGCGAATCAAACACCATTGAAGTTCTTTCGGATACCGCACAGATTATGACCGACATCTTTGCGTTGATTGAGGACAACACCCAAAACGATGAGGATTTTGAGATTGTGATCAACGGCAATGCATCTCCTTTTTACGATTCAAAAACTGATATTCTCGCTGGTTATGCAATCAACTTCCAAGTCCTCACTCCTTATTTACACAATACTTGCGTTGTTCCTGTTTAGTTGGTTGTGGGCGTTCTTCAATTATGATGAACCAGTCCGCTATATCAAACCACTAAATGTTGAACTGCACGAAAGGATTATTGAAAAAGAGAAGATCAAACGAATCACACTACTGAAAGAACTGAACCACTATGATACGATTTATCTTGATACTTTTGATGCTACATCTTCAGGGCTTGAAGGGGCAATTCGTCTCCATAGATTCTGCGACTCTGCGAACTGCGAATAGTTATCTTGTAAAAGGTGCAATCGCACGGCAAAAAGTTAGCCAATTAGTGAAGGTTGTTCACTCGGATTCCATTATTATTGCTGAACAAGATTCAGTCATCACCAAACAAAAGGTAAACATCGCATACTTGAATGCGGAGAATGATTCACTTGTGAAGCAAAATAAAGCCATTACAACAACTTTAAAGTTATTCAAGGGTATAAGTATAGGTTTAGGGGTTTTAACGCTTGTGGGATGGCTACGATAGACCTTGATAAATTACCCGATGCCCTTGATACATATTTGGATGATGTCAATCAAGGCTCACTCCTTCAACAAATCATCGTTGATTGGTGGAACAAGAAGGTGATTCCACCCATTTGGGCAAACCTTGACAACAAAAACATCAATGCGTCTTCAGTTCTTCGCCAATCTTTTGTTCCAGGAGAGATCACCAAAACGCCAACATCCATCAACACCATTCTTCTCGCTGAAGATTACTGGGAATTTATTGAATACGGAAGGAAGCCAACAAGAAATGGTCACACGGAAGGCACTCCCTATCTATGGCAGTCAATCAAAGAATGGATGGCGTTCAAAGGAATCAAGCCACCACAAACAATGACCTACGATTCAATGGCAAAGGCAATCGCAAACAAGATTCACCGCAGAGGAACGAAGGCACAACCATTCCTTGAGGATGCGTTCACGGAATCAATACAGATGGAATTGGTCAATGAGTTGAATGCTCGTTTCGGGGATTTGATATTCTCGGAAGATATAAAATTGTAACAAAAAGAAAAGTTTCTTTGCATTATTAGAAAGTTTATTTTACTTTTGCTTTCGTTATGGATTACAACAAAGCAATTGAAACAATTAAACTGAAACGCAGACAAGGGCTATTTCAAATAGTCGCTCGTAAAACAGGGGTATCACTTCCAACGGTAAGAAAGTATTTGGTTGAGGGAAACATCGTTTCACCCAAAGCCAAAGCCGTCATTGAAATCGCACTACGGGAGGTGAACAATGATTGAAGCAACAATCAACGGGTGGATTCTCACAATCGGTGGGGATAGGTATGTCTATATTGACAAGCAAGTTGATGACTATTTACTTGAGAATCACTTTGATGAACTTGAACCGTACCTGATCAAGCGAGATGTGTATTTCGGTGGGTGCGTTGAGACCAACTTGGTCGGCATTGAGACGGAGAGATTCTTTTTCCTTGAACCCGACAAGTTTACAGTATTATTTATGCTCGGACACAAAACAAATTTCCTATGAATAAATCAGAATCAATCAAGAACATCGCTGGTGCGTTGGTAAAATTCCAAGCATCGGTGAGCAAGGTAGCAAAGGAAGCCAACAATCCTTTCTTCAAATCCAAGTATGCAAGTTTGGCGAACATACTGGACACCATCCAAAAGCCATTGAGCGAATGTGGTTTGGCAATCAGTCAATTCCCTGATGGGAACGCACTCACGACCATCATCCTTCACGCTGATTCGGGTGAGTGGATGGAATCATCCTATGTGATGCCGGTTGCAAAGCAGAACGATCCACAAGCAATGGGAAGTGCAATGACCTATGCACGGAGGTATGCACTCGGTTCAATCCTAAACTTGAACATTGACGATGATGATGATGGTGAGAAAGCAATGGGAAGACAGATTCCAAAGAAAGATGAACTCACACCAAAGCATCCATCGTGGGCGAAAGCAGTTGAGCATTTGAAGACGGGTGGATTGATGACAGACATCACAAGCAAGTTTGAGGTATCTCCAGTCAATATGAAACTTTTAATCGGAGAGAAATGAATAACACACATCCAGTTATTCACACTTCTTTGAACGAAGAAGATTGGCAAAGGTTGAGAAGTTCACGCTTCACCGCATCCGAAATCCACAAACTGATGGGAACTCCGAAAAACAAATCGGAGTTCTTGTCGGAAACTGCAAAATCATTTGTGTTTGAGAAGGCAGCGGAATACCTAACCGGTGCGAAATCGGAGATCTATGGTCGGGCTTTGGATTGGGGAAAGGAACACGAGAAGGAAGCCTTCCACTATTTCTCCCAACAGACCGATGATTTCTTCACTTACTATGGGGCAGAGACATACACCTTCATTACTTATGGTGAATGGGGTGGATATTCACCTGATGCACTTGGTGGGCAGTTGGTAGAAATCAAATGCCCGTTCAATTCAGGCAACCACCTTCAAAACTTCTTTATCAAAAACAACGAGCAGTTTAAGAGCAAACGCACGGAATACTTTTGGCAGATGCAAATGGGGATGATTGCAACCGGATTGGAAGAAGGTTTGTTTGTTTCGTACGATCCACGAATGCCCATTGGCAAGAAGCTCACAACCACTCTCATCACTTTGGAAGAGGACATCCAAGAAATCATTGATGAAAAATTGACCTACGCTGGAGAGTTGTTTTTGTCAATCACAAAATAAATCGTTCATTCACAAAGCCAATTAGAAAATAAATTTGCATAAGTGAAAGAAAGTATGTTGTTTTGAATCACTATGAAAGAGAATACATATAAAATCACATTTTTAGATGCCAATGGCAATCAAGTTCATTCAAAGGCAATTGAACGCAGACACATTGAAGAAGTTGAGGCGGTCGCTTTTTTTATTTTAAACTTTTCAATTCATCAAGCAACCACTTTCGTAATAACTGAACTATGAGCTTAGACATCATCTACCCAATCATCTTGACACCCATCGTTTTTGCGGTGGGTTACGGTCTACATTGCATTAAGAAAGCAATGAACAAAGAAATTCCCGAAGCCAAACCATACCAGTTTGAACGGGATCAGTACAATCCGGAGTTTGACCAATTCAGTCAAACCATCTTCAATCACAAATTCTATAAAGGAAAAGCAAAATGATAACTTACTTAATCTTGGGCGGTGTAACTGTCCTTCTCGCTTACCGGTTGTGGCAAGTTGAGAGAAACGCAGAGGAATTGCAAGAATCAATTAACAAAAAGAATCGCAACATTTGGGATTTGGAAACAGAAATCTTGACGATCAGGTCAACCATCCAGCAAGGCAAAGATGATTTGAACCAAGCAAAGATGATGAGCGAGAAACGGATTGCAGAATTGGAAGACAAGTTGCAAACTTTCAAGAACCAATTTACAGATTTGAAAAATGTTAAAAGCAAGGGTAGTAAAAGCAACAATTAATTCCATTTGCAAGTGGCGAGTATACTTCGCTGGAGAATTACTCGCCACATTTGAGAATGAAAAAGATGCACGAGATTACGCAGAATTTATAGACAGACAATGAAAACAGATATAACACCCAAAGAAAAAGCCGAAGAGCTTATCGCGAAATTTTACACGGTCAATGCGGAAACGGTTGAATTGGTAGATGGAGATTTTGATATAATTCATTCACTATCGGAAGACGATGCAATCAAATGTGCGAGAGTTGCAGTATATGAAATACTTGATCATTGCACAGAAGTCAG